TAAAAAAGGTGGAAAAATGAAAAAGAAAAAATCATTTCCTGATATGTCAGGTGATGGTAAAGTAACTAAAAAAGATATTTTAATTGCAAGAGGTGTAATTAAAAAACCAATGAAGAAGAAGAAAAAATAATGTCCAACAGAAGATATAATTCACAAACTAGAAAAAATTTTTTTGGTGGTGGTAGTTCTAATAAAAAAATAGAACAACTAAAAAAACTTTTGGCTGGAAAAAATAAAAATAAAAAAGAAACTAAGAAAAAACCAGCTATGATGATGGTTGCAATGAAGGGAAAAAAATAATGGCAAAACTATGTCCTAGAGGAAAAGCCGCGGCGAAGCGTAAATTTAAAGTTTACCCGTCCGCGTATGCCTAACATGTATGCTTCAGCAGTATGTTCAGGTAAAGTAACACCAGGTGGCAAAAAGAAAAATAGAAAAAAAGCTATGGGTGGTGGAATGATAAGAACTGAACTTAGAGTTGGTGGACTTGCAAGACGTAAGAGAATGGGTTGTGCGTAGTTACTATTCAGAGGGGGGTCTAAGAAAATGGGTCAAGGACAATTGGGTCGATATTGCAAACAAAAAATCGGATGGCTCATACCCGAAGTGTGGAAGAAGTGGTGGAGAAAAAAGAAAAAATTATCCAAAATGCGTGCCCATTGCAAAAGCAAGAGCGATGACCAAAGGGCAACGTGCGGGTGCCGTAAGAAGAAAACAAGCAAAAGCGAATACAGGCCCTACACCTAGTAGAGCTGCAACATTTGCAAAGAAAAAGAAAAAAGCATAATGAGACGAGAGATGTATTCAAAAGGCACAATGCCTGCAAGAAATAAAAAAAATTTTAGACCTACTAAAAAAGGTGCTGGAATGACAGAGGCTGGAGTTAAAGCTTATAGAAGACTTAACCCTGGTTCTAAATTAAAAACAGCCGTGACAGGAAAAGTGAAGCCTGGATCAAAAGCTGCTAAACGTAGAAAATCATATTGTGCAAGATCTCTTGGACAATTGAAAAGAGCATCAGCTAAAACAAGAAATGATCCTAATTCAAGAATCCGTCAGGCAAGAAGGAGATGGAAATGTTAAAGAAAAAAGCAATCAAAAAAGTTATTAAAGGATTGGGCAAAGCAGTTAAAGCTCATACTAAACAAGCTAAGATGTTGAAAGGAGCTATAAATGGCGGATCCAAAAAAGGGAACAGGAAAAAAGCCTAAAGGTTCTGGTAGAAGACTTTATACTGACGAAAATCCAAAAGATACAGTTAGTATAAAATTTGCTACGCCTGCAGATGCAAGAGCAACTGTTGCAAAAGTTAAACGTATCAGCAAACCTTTTGCTAGAAAAATACAAATATTAACTGTTGGAGAACAGCGTGCCAAAGTTATGAAAAAAAATAAAGTCGCTGCTATATTTAAAAAAGGAAAGGAAGCAATAAGAAATGCTAGATAAATTAATGTACAAATTTTTTGGTTTTTTAGATAATGCAATTGCATTTATTGAAACAGGCGCTATAAAAATGACCGAATGGTGTTGGCATTCAAGAGTTAATATATTACATAAAAAAAGAGAGTATAAGAAATGCGAAGAGCAATATTAGAAGCACTTAAAGCTAGATACGAAGCTGAGATTGCAGAAGCAGATGCTACTGCAAATATTTATTTAAATAACTCAGTAGGTATAGGTGAACATCCACAACATATAGAAGAAATAAATAAACAAATAGAAAAAATAGCTAACGCTAAAGAAAAAATAGACGTATTAGAAGAGTTTGAACCAGAGAAATCGGTATTATAATAAATGTTAGATAAATTAGTTTATAAATTTTTTGCTAGTCTTGACATTTTAAGTGTAAAAATAGATAATATTTGTTATGCGGGATACAAGAAAATTAGAAGCTTTTTCGAAAGAAAAAGAAAAAGAAAATAAACAAAAAATTCTTTTTAAGAATCTTAGAAAGGAAGTAGAGATAGGTGCGAATGGCACTCGAGACTACATAATTAAAGAAGGAATAAACAAAGGAAAAAAACCACATGTTACCTGAAGAAACAATAGTAATACATAGAATACAAAAATTTTTAAAAGAGTCTTATCAAGATATTGCAGATACCATGATAGGTGGTGGTATTGACAATATGGAAAAATACAAGTATATGATGGGACAGGCACATGCCTATTTAAAAATATCACAGGAAATCTCTAACCTGCTAGAACCAAAGGAGCAAAAAAATGACATTGAAAGATCAGAAAACGTTGTCCAATTCGGACCAAAAGACTAAATCTGCATTATTAGAAAAATATGAAAAACAAAATGCAGAGGCTAATCAAAAAGAAATTGATGGTTACGAACGTTTAAAGAAAAAAGAATCAAATAAATTACCTTCACCAACTGGATGGAGAATGTTAGTTCTTCCATTTAAAATGCCAGAAAAAACAAAAGGTGGACTATATCTTGGACAAGAAACTTTAGAGAGACAACAAGTAGGTTCTACTTGTGGTTTAATTCTTGCCATGGGTCCAAATTGTTATGATAAAGAAAAATTTCCAGAGGGACCTTGGTGTAAAAAAGGTGATTGGATAATTTTTGCAAGATACGCTGGATCAAGAATCCAGATAGATGGTGGGGAAGTAAGATTGCTAAATGACGATGAAGTTTTAGCAACCATCGAAAACCCCGAAGATATACTTCATCAATATTAACATAGGAGAAAACTATGCCTGACGTAGAAGAAAACAAAACAGTTGACATTGATACATCTGGTCCTTCAGTTGATGTTGAATTAGAAAATAATTCACAACAAATTGAAACACCAGAAGTAGAAACTGAGGCTGAAGATAAACGTACATATGAAAAAAAGAAAGATCATGGAACAGATATTTCTTATGAAAATGAACGTGAAGTTAAATTAGAAAAGAAAGAAGAGCCTAAAGAAGAAGATAAGAAAGAAAATGAATTAGAACAATACAGTGAATCTGTACAAAGAAGAATAGCTAAACTAACCCATAAATGGAGAGAAGCAGAGAGACAAAAAGATGAAGCAGCTGCATTTGCAAAAGCGCAAATAAAATTAAAAGAAGCAGCAGAAGAAAAGATCTCTAAACTTGAACCCGGATACCTGCAGTCTACAGAGGATAGCATTGTATCAGGAATTCAGGCAGCACAAGCTAAACTCGCTGCAGCTAGAGAAGCAAATGATTTAAAAGCTGAAGCAGAAGCTTTAACTGCAATATCTGAATTGGGTTATAAAAAAGCTAAACTCGAAGAGACTAAAGTGGCTCAAGAAGAGTTTAAAAAAAATAAGAAACCTGAACCAGAGTTTAAATTAGATCAAAAAATTAAACCACAACAAGCTCCAGATCCAAAAGCGGAAGCATGGGCAGCTAAAAACAGTTGGTTTGGTCAAGATAATGCTATGACTTATACAGCATTTGATTTACATAAAACTCTAACAGAACAAGAAGGTTTTGATCCACAGTCTGACGAGTATTATCAAGAAATTGATAAAAGAATAAGACTTGAATTTCCCCACAAATTTGGTAATAATGAATCCAACAATGGGGAAGTTTCGACCAAACCCGTACAAACAGTAGCTAGTGCGAAGCGAAGTACAAATACTGGTCGCAAAACCGTGAGACTCACACCGTCTCAAGTCGCAATTGCTAAAAAATTAGGTGTGCCACTTGAAGAATATGCGAAACAACTAAAAATCACGAAGGAGGTATAAGCATATGAATAATGAAAATGAAAAAAGAACTTCTCGTGCGAGTCAAACTAGAGAAAAAGAATCTCGAAAAAAAGTTTGGACTCCACCGTCATCTTTAGATGCACCCCCTGCGCCTACAGGTTTTCAACATAGGTGGATAAGAGCTGAAAGCTTAGGATTCCAAGATACGAAAAATATCGCTGGAAGAATAAGATCAGGATATGAATTAGTTAGATCTGATGAATATCCAGATTCAGATTATCCAATAGTTGAAGATGGCAAATACAAGGGAGTGATCGGAGTTGGTGGCCTTTTGCTTGCAAGGGTACCGGAAGAGATCGCAAAACAACGTTCTGAATACTATGTTAAACAAGGTAGAGAAAACGTTGAGGCAGTAGACAACGATCTTATGAAGGAGCAACATCCAAGTATGCCTATCAATATTGATAGACAGACTCGTGTAACCTTCGGTGGTACAAAGAAATCCTAACAGAATTCTTTTCCATCAAAGGATAAACTAAATAAATGTCTATAAGGAGGACACAACTATGGCAAATAAAGACGCTGCTTTCGGTTTAAAACCGATCGGAAAAGTTGGTCAGAATAGAGACAACGGTGGTTTATCCGAGTACAACATCGCTGCATCTGCAGACGCAATATATTTCAACGATCCAGTTGAAATGGCAAATACAGGTACAATTACTGTAGCCGCTGCGACTGATGTTTTATTAGGATCACTTACTGGTGTATTCTTTACTGATGCAACATCAAGCAAACCTACTTTTGCGAATCACTTAGACGCTTCCAACACTGCAACTGATATTGTTGGATTTGTTTCTGATGACCCGTACGAGAGGTTTGAAGTACAAAGTGCTGGTACACCTGCGCAAACCAATATTGGTAACTGTGCAGATATTGCGTACACAGCCGGTAGTTCACCAAACTATGTTTCAAAAGTAGAAGCTTCTGGAACAATGGCTGCGGGAACTGCGCAACTTAAAATAATCGGTGTTTCAAAAGATCCGCTTAATAACGAATTAGGTTCAGCTAATACAAACTTAATCGTTACTATTAACGAGCACTTCTTGAAACAAACCGCAGGTATCTAATAAGGAGTAAATAACTATGGCGATATCAAGAGGACAACTAGTTAAAGAACTAGAGCCAGGTTTGAATGCTTTATTCGGCCTGGAATATAAACGTTATGAGAATCAGCATGCTGAAATATACACTACTGAATCTTCAGACAGAGCGTTTGAAGAAGAAGTTATGTTATCAGGTTTTGCTCAAGCTCAAGTTAAACCAGAAGGAAGTGGAGTAACTTTTGACAATGCTCAAGAGACTTTCACTGCAAGATATACACACGAAACTGTGGCTCTTGCCTTCTCTATAACTGAAGAAGCGATTGAGGATAACTTGTATGACAGACTTGCTAGTAGATATACAAAAGCATTAGCTAGATCTATGGCGAATACTAAACAAGTTAAAGCTGTTAATCCATTAATCAATGGATT